TCCTAAATAATCTTATACTAGTAAAGTAGATAAATGGCGCAACCAAGCACACGTGGGGAATTAATAGATTACTGTAAGAGGCAGTTAGGTGCTCCTGTGCTCGAAATTAATGTTGCAGACGAGCAAATAGAAGATATTATAGATGATGCAGTTCAATTCTTTCAAGAAAGGCATTTTGATGGTGTATATCAAAGTTATAGGAAATATGAAATAACACAAGAAGATAAAGATAGGGGAAGAGCAACAGGGGGAGCAGGTATAACCACTACTACAGTAGATACAACAGTTGGAGTTAGTACTCAATTCAATTATACTGAGAATAGTAATTATCTTCCAATACCACCAGAAGTTATAGGAGTTACTAAAATCTTCCATTTTGATGGAAGTAATACTATTACTAACAATATGTTTAGTGTGAAGTATCAGTTATTCTTGAATGACATTTATTATTGGGGTGCTACTGAACTTCTTTCATATGCAATGGTAAAGACATATCTAGAAGATATTAATTTCTTATTAACTACAGAGAAACAGATTAGATTTAATAAGAGACAAGATAGATTATATTTGGATATAGATTGGGATAGTGTAAGTGTGGGAGATTATTTGGTTATAGATTGCTATACCTTATTAGATCCATCAACTTATCCTAGAGTGTGGAATGATTCATTCTTAAAACCATATGCTACTGCTTTAATTAAAAGGCAGTGGGGACAAAATATGTCCAAATTCCAAGGAGTTAAATTACCTGGTGGAATAGAACTAAATGGTATGGAAATGTATGAACAAGCAGAGAAAGAATTAGAAAGAATTAGAGAGAATATGTCTAATACTTATGAACTTCCTCCTCTTGATATGATAGGCTAATGGCATTAAATCCTTATTTCCTACAAGGGTCTTCTACAGAACAGAATCTAGTCCAAAGCTTAATCAATGAACAGATTAAGATGTATGGAGTGGAAGTCTATTATATTCCTAGAAGATATATCACTAAGGCTACTGTAATTCAGGAAGTCATAGAGTCTAAGTTTGAAGAAGCAATTCCATTAGAGGCATATGTAGATACCTTTGATGGATATGAGGGACAAGGTTCTCTTCTATCAAAATTTGGTGTTCAGGCACTTGATGACTTAACTCTTGTAATATCAAGAGATAGGTTTGAAAATTATGTTACGCCTCTTATTAAGAATATACCAAATATAGAATTAGCAACTAGACCTAAAGAAGGTGACTTAATATACTTTCCATTAGGAGATAGATTATTTGAAATTAAATTTGTAGAACACGAGAAACCATTCTATCAGTTAAAAGAGAGATATGTTTATGAACTTAGATGTGAGCTTTACAGATATGAGGATGAGGTTATTGATACAGGAGTGGGTGATATTGATGATAACCTAGAGAAGGCAGGTTACATTGAAACACTTACTTTAGTGTCTTCAGGAACTACAGCAGTTCTTACTACTGGTATTGTAGATGGTGCATTATCTAGTGTTACTATTAATAATACTGGAAATGAATACACCAGTCTTCCAAGGGTTGCTATTTCATCTGCTCCTTCTGCTGGATTAACTGCTGTAGGTATAGCATCTATGAGGAATGATATAGTAGATTATGATGGTGAGAAATCTTATAGGATACGTAGGATTGATCTTATTAATCCAGGTTATGGATATACTATAGGTCAAGAACCAGAGATCTACACAGTTGGTGGTGGAGGTGCAGGATTTGCTGCTACTGCCACTGTATCTGATGGATCTATTGGAATAGTGACAATTACTTCTGGAGGTACTGGATACTCTACAGTACCATTAATATCCTTTACAGCAGCACCTGAAGGGGGTACAACAGCATCTGCTCTAGCATACATCAATAGTGTAGGTATTGTTACTCAAATTGGTATTACTGATGCTGGATCTGGATATACCACTCCTCCAACTATCACAGTCACTGCACCTTATATGGGTGGTTCTGGCAACTATGTCTTCAATGAAGTAGTAACTGGTGCTGCAAGTAGTTCTACTGGTAGGGTCAAATCTTGGGATGCTTCTACTATGGAACTTAAGATTTCTATTATCAGTGGTTCATTTAATGATGGTGAGGTTATTACAGGTAGCACATCTGGTGCTGAATATGAATATCAGAAGGTTGCAACCACTAATGTTGATGATGGATTTGCAGAAAATACTACCATAGAGAGTGAAGCAGATGACATCATTGACTTCACAGAGACTAACCCATTTGGGATGCCCTAAATAATACACTAGGATTGTAACAATGTTTGAATATTTTTATCACGAAATAATGAGGAGGACCATTATATCTTTTGGTTCTATCTTTAATAATATTAATATTAATCATACTAATGATGATGATTCAGTTGTTAGTACGACTAAGGTTCCTTTGGCATATGGTCCTACTCAAAAGTTCCTAGCAAGACTGGAGCAAGTACCAGATTTAAACAGACCAGTTCAAATCAGTCTTCCAAGAATGTCATTTGAACTTAATGGTCTTAGTTATGATCCAGCAAGAAAATCAACAACTACACAAACATTTTTAAAAGGTGTAAAAGGAGATAAGAAGACTTTAGCAAAAACATATTTACCTGTACCATATAACCTAGATTTTGAACTTAGTATCTTTACTAAGTTGAATGATGATATGCTTCAGATAGTAGAGCAAATCCTCCCATACTTTCAACCTGCTTATACAGTATCAGTAGACCTAGTTGATACTATTGGAGAGAAGAGGGATATTCCTATTGTTTTAAATTCTATTACTACTAGTGATGATTATGAAGGTGATTTCTCCACTAGGAGAGCACTCATCTATACTATGAGATTTACTGCTAAGACATACTTCTTTGGTCCAGTCAATACAGATGTATCCAAGGATATCATCAAGAAGGCATCTATTGGATATGTTTCTGGTGGTAAGACATCTACTCCAACTAGGGAAGTTACTTATAGTGTTGTACCTAGAGCAACTAAGAGTTATGGAGATACTGTTACTACTAACTTAAGTGAGAATATAGATGATAGTATTGCTATTATCAATGTAACTAGTGCTAGTGGTATAGAAGCAACTAATTACATATACATAGATCAGGAGGAAATGTATGTTGAATCCATTTCTGGAACAGCATTAACTGTTAGAAGAGGTCAAGACAACACTGCTGCTACAGACCATGTAAATGGTGCAGAAGTTAAAGTCATTACATCTACAGATAATTCTGCTATAGAATTTGGAGATGATTTTGGTTTTGATGGAAGTATTTAAATGAAAGAAACTATCAGATTTACCATCAAACAAGATGGAACAGTAATAGAACAAGTAGAAGGGGTGTATGGATCTAACTGCGAAAATCTTACATCTAATATTGAAGAAAAACTTGGAGAAGTTTATTTCAAAGAGTCCACTTCAGATTATTATAATAAATCAAAAATTGTAGAAACTCAAAATGTCTCACTTTAGTCAAATCAAAACTAAATTAAAATGTAAGGAGTCTTTAGTAAAGGCTTTGAATACTCTTGGACATGAAGTAGAGCATAATGTTCAATTGGAAGTTAGAGGTGGTCATGCTGTAGGTCATCCTAAAGTGGATGCTTGTATTGCTATAGCACCTGACATAGGGTTTAAATGGTGTGATAGATCAGAACATTATAAATTGGTAGCAGAAGAGGATACATGGGATTTAGATGTTCCTGTACAAAGGTTTATAGATAAACTTAGTCAACAATATGCTATAGAAAAAATTAAAACTACTACTGCTGAAGATGGTTTTAATGTTGAACAACAAACTAAAAATATTGATGGCACAGTAGAATTAGTTGTTAGTAGATGGAACTATTAATGAAATGACTAAACAATTTGATGAATTAAATGATGCCTTTAATGTTTCTGCAGATGTAGTACCTGTAGAACCTGCTGAAGTTGGTATAACTAAACCAGAGAAGCATGATAGAAGTGACATTGAAAGAGACTATGATTATACTAGAGGAAATCTTTACAGTATCATAGAAAAGGGTCAAGAAGCAATTGATGGTATTCTTGAACTTGCTCAAGAGAGTGAAATGCCTAGAGCATATGAAGTTGCTGGTCAGTTGATAAAGAGTGTTTCTGATGCTACTGATAAGTTAATGGACTTACAGAAGAAGTTAAAGGATGTAGAAGAAGAGAAGGTATCTAAAGGACCTAGTACAGTTAATAATTCATTGTTTGTGGGTTCAACTGCTGACTTAGCAAAGATGTTGAAGTCTGTTAATTTAGAAGATAATAAATAAAGTATAGGGAGAGAAATCCCGCAGTATTTTGATACTCATAAAATGTCTGACGACTATAAAAATTTGCCATCGATTGACGACTTTGAAGAAAGTAATGAAGAATTACCGTCAGTTGCTGATTTACTAGAAGAAAAAGATTTACCCTCAGTAGAAGGTTATATAGAAAAAGAAGAGGAAATAGAAGAAGAAGTACAAACTTTAGAAGATGCTAATGGAGAAACTTTTGCTGAAGTAAAAGATATAGTTCCTCCTTGGCCTGAGTTATTACGTCTAGTCAATGATCTCAAAGAGAGTATTCCTGAGATACCTGAGATAAAATCATATGATAATGAACTTGAAGAACTCTTAGCACATATTGAGCAAGTAAAGGAAAGCATTCCAGAAGTTCCTGAAGTAAGATATTATGAAGATCAAATAGAAGAACTAAAAGAAAATATAGAGGGTGTTAGAGCAGATATTCCTAAGTTTCCTAAGTGGGTTAATGAGGTTAATCAAGTACCAGATTTCTCTTGGATTGGTAAGACCTTTGGTGTAATTGATGATGATTTTGAAAAGGTTAATGATAACTTACATACACTTAAGGATACCTTTAATCAGGATATAGAAAATCTTACTGAGAACTTAGAACTCAAGGATTTTGAAAAGAAGGTTGAGATTAAGGAAGTAAAGGAGTATTTACAGGAAACCAAAGATAAGATATATGAGGAGTTGAAAGAGACTGCTCTTAAGATATATGAGCATAGAAATCAATTTAAAGATGATGATAGATTATTAAAGAAGAGTGTATTAAGCAAACTAAATGAAGCAAAGCAGAATATTGAGAAGAAGATAGATGAGTCTAATAGTAAGTATAGAAATGCTAATAAAGAAATTAAGGATTACTTTAATGGTCTGAAAGAAGA